ATTGTCGGTCATTTGTGACCCATGAGCATGGGTGCGTGGTGACCCATGCATGTGTCATTTTGAGACACTCACCAAAACGGACAAAACGGACACTGGAATGCAAGCAAGTATCGTGCCAAGTGTGCGGACCCAACCACGGGGGGAGTACTTTTCCCGCTCTGAATGCGTGCGTGCGGTATGCTTGCAGATACCCGTATCCCAAATCTGGGGTATTTACAAACACACTTAATCACACACACACACCTACTTTGTTATGCGCGTGTATATACATACGCGCACCCCCGCGTGAGAAGTGTGTGTGTGTGATCAGGAAGCCGGGGGTGGTTGTTGCTCCAGCCTGAAGAGCGTTTGCCGGACAGAGCCCATTGCCCTTGCGTTGACGGGTTGGAACCTTTGGAAGTTGAACCTTTGGCCAAGGATGGCGTCTCGAACCATGGCGCTGATGGGTATGTTGAGAAAGACCCCGATCTGGTTGAGCTTGGAGTGGAGGTCCTTGCTCATGACAGACCGCTTCTCGTGACCCTGCCCCTTCGGAGCCTTCCTGTCTGTCACGGGAGCAGATAAGCCGTAGCTCTCCAAAGAGCCGATGAATGATTCCACGGAGATATCAAGTAGGGTCTGGATGTTCAGGTGCGTTCTGGCTGATGTCCTGCGAACCAGTTCGTGACACGCATCGTCCAAAGCTACAGATACTTGTTGAGTTTTAGTTTTCATGTGTCAAGATTATCATCGTGACAGATGAGAAATCAATAACAAAACCGATACCGGCCTCTGTAGTTGAGAAGGACCTGGCGAGCTATTGGCTATCGGCTGCCGTGAGCGCGGAGCGCATGCTGCAGGTCGCGATTCAGGAGGCGGATGGCGATATTGTGGAGTTGGGTCGGCTGGTTCGCGGGGTGGATAGTTATGTGAAGGTGCGCGAGAGGATAGGCTCGATGGTGGAAAAGGCGGTCAGTGTGTCTGGTGATGTGGGGTGGGACCCGTTTGGACAAGATACGCTGGAGGCTAAGCTCGATGAGAGTGAGGCTCGCTCACGGTTTGACGGTGTTAGCGCGGAGACGGTGAACCTGGGGGTATCCCACACCCAGGGAGATAACACTCCAGTCGAAAGAGATGCGGTGCGTTTGTATAAGACAGGGTTGACGATGGGGGCGGTCAGTAAAAGCACAGGCCTATCGATGGGCCAGATACGCAAAGCGCTGAAGAGGGCTGGCGTGAAGACGGCTCGGAAAAAGGATAGAGTTGCTCCGAGCGGCAGCCAGTGATATGGTTATCGTAGTCATTCTTCTGGGGGTGGTCCATGGCCCTGAAATGCGAACCCTTCGGGCCACCCCCTTTTTCTGTAAAGTGTAGCTATGGACTCCAAGGACTTTTGGGACAGATGCAAGCGCGATAGGCGGTTTTACTTCAAGCATTGTTTGAAGATCCGCGCTCTCAAAGATGGCTACTACAAGCTGGTGCCCTTTATCCTGAACGAAGAACAGGAAAAAATCCTCCAGACCATTGAGAACCAGGAGTTTGAGGGCAAGCCAGTACGCATCATTATCCTCAAGGCCCGAAAGATGGGCTGCTCTACGTTGATCGAGGCCATGGCGCATCACTATTGCCAGTTCCACCCTCACGCCAATGCGAAGGTTGTGGCGCACCTGAAGGAATCGACCAAAGAAGTTTTTCAGATCGCCAAGCGTTACCAGGAAAACCTGCCCAGCGCCGTCGCAGCAATAGCCCCCGGCAAAGCTGTCGGGGCCTCAATCTCCTGGAAACACGGCTCCCGATTTTCTGTGGAAACCCAGGGCTCCACCGATGCGGCCCGTGGGTCCACTCCATCGTTTGTCCATATCTCAGAGCTTGCGCTCTGGTGGAAACGACGCCGCTCCACAACAGATGAGGATGTGCTCCAAGCGCAGATGGGCTCGGTAGACCCAAAACCCGGCACCTATATCATTATCGAGTCCACAGCCAATGGAGCCTCCGGCGCATTCTACAACCGGTTCTGGAAAGCACACAGAAACGAGCCGGGCAATATGTTTGAAGCCCTGTTCTTCGGATGGCAAGAGCACGACCGATACAGGCTAGAAGAGCAAAAAGGCGACGAGGAGCTACACGGGCAACTGGTGAAAGCATATGAGAGAGAGGACATGGAGTTCTTTTTCGATATGGGCCGGCAGATGGGCTACAACGAGATGTGGACCGAGCGTGCGGTGGAGTTCGGACTCAAGCCATGCCAGGTGCGATGGGCACAGCAAGTGCTGCAAACAAAGTTCGATGGCGATATGACCCGGTTCGATACCGAATACCCCCTCTCGGCGCAAATCGCGTTCACGTCCAGCGGGAAAAGCCCGTTCGATCAAGTCATTGTGTCCAATAGAATCGATGAACTGAAAGACAACCCACCGCCCATGACCGTGGGCTCGGCTGCTTCATACGATGGGTTCAAGCTCGCCCTGTTCCCAGGGCAAGACAACTGGCAAGTCTACAAAGAGGTAGACCCCAATCACCAGTACGTCGCTACAATTGACTCGGCCCACGGCATCGATGATGGGGACTTTAGCTGCGTGCAAGTCCTCGATGTCACCGACCGATGTCAGGTGGCTGAGTTTTATGCCAGAGTTCCGCCCGATGTTGTCGCCAGAGAAGCTGCGGCGGTCGCTACAGCCTACAACTTCGCAATCGTTGTCCCAGAAGTCGATGGCCCAGGGCTGGCTGTGGTGCGTGAGCTTTTGGATATGAACGGCGGCGATGGATACAAAAACCTGTACGTTCGCTCCCAGAGCGGTAACTGGACGCAAAGGTTTGGATTCAGAACCGGGGCCCAGGGGAAAAGAGATGCGGCAATCGCTGCGCTTGCAAAAGCTATCCGCGACAAATCGTGGGACTTTTACTCGCTGCGCCTTCTGAGCGAATGCCAGGTCTTTATCGAATCATCGACAGGGAAGTCCGAGGCGATGCCCGGAGAGCACGATGATGCGGTAATGGCGATGGCTATCGCCCTTTACCTTGATTCAGAAATTTCAGAGAGGATGTCATCAGAAATTGACATCACTCCAAAACCGAAACGAGAACGCGGCGCGGTGTATGTGCAGGACCTGATGACAGGAGATACACCCAGAACAGACCCACATTTGGGCTCATCGGAGTATTGGTAATGCAGACTTATTTACTTTTTTTCCTTTTGTTGTGCTACATTTTTACTATGTCGATGCAGGTGGCGCTTATTTGGCTTATCCATAAAGACTCCACACGCAAAGACGCACTTGAAAAACTGCGAATCGAGTCCGACAAGGCAAAGCAGTGGGACTCATTTGACATGTATCAAAGAGACGGCCTTGAAGCGGTAATCGCGGGCCGAAAGGAGCAGGCATGAGCTTTGGGGCAGCATTTGCATCGGGACTTGGCGGTGGCCTTGCGAGCGGGGGGGTACAATTGGCGCTGGGCCCCGAGGGGCTTGGGCTGTTCGGGAAAAAGCAGACCCCTGAGGAACCGCGATTCCAGGGGCCTGGGATGGGCAGCTTTGATGACTGGATGAAAAGCATATACGCAAGTGTCCCGAGCGGAACAACGCAATCACAGCGCATCCCGATAGAGGTAAAGCCCTTTGAGACCCCACGCTCTGACAGGGTTCAGAGGCTGATGGCAATATCCAACATTCAGGCCGGGCTTGGCTGGGGCCGTTAGTGGCGGCATACGGGCCGAGGAGCGTCGAGGGGGGAACGGCGATCGACCCCGTATTCGAGAAGATTCGAGACCGGCTCATCCACACCTTCTCGCCAATGATTCCCTCGGCAGATGTCCGAGCGCAGGCTGCCCAAATGGCGATGCGTGGCCTGTCCACGCTGGTGCCGCAATCACCCCAAACAGTAATAAATCCAACAAGCCCTTCCATTTACAAACCAATTGATGCAAGAATACGAGCGACCATGAACCTTCGTAAGCGCATCCCACAAGGAGAAGTCTGATGAGAGACGCCAATGAGGCAGGTGGAGCCCCCACTGACATTATGCAGCAGGCAATCCAAAAAATACTAAAGACGCTGAAGGCCGATGAGTTCTTGGCGTTGATGCAGGATCCAGGCGCGATTGCAAGGGGCGTCCGTGGCGGTGGCCCCGAGGGCCCGATGGCCGCACAGCCGCTCACACAAGACATGGCCCCACACCCAGGATACACGCCCCAGGGCGGAATGGGTGGTGGAATGGCGGGAAAGGGAACCATGGATGGCAAGAGCGCCAAGCTGAAAGCCTTATACAACATACTGGGAACTGGCGGGGCAGGACCTAAGTAGATGGATGGCCCAATCACCAGAGAGTACGAAGAGGGCAAAAAGGCCTCTTACGAGCCGAAAAGCAAAGAGAAGAAGCTGGCCTCTTTCGTGCGAGAGCAGTATGAGCTATCCGAAAAAGCGAAACAAAGCGTCATTGAGAGCGCATGGCTGGGCACGGCGTTTTATACCGGCAAGCAGTGGACTCGCTGGAACCGCGTAACCCAGATGCTAGAAGAGCCGTCCCCACCGCCATGGCGCGTGCGGATGACTTTGAATTACATCATGCCTACGGTCGAGACCCTTGTGGGCAAGCTGACTGAGAACCGCCCCGGCTTCATGGTTATGCCAGCGACCGATGACGATGATGATAAAGATCGAGCCAGAGCATCTGAAAAGCTCTTGAACCACATCTGGCACGAGACAAACATGCAAGTGAAGATGCATGAGTTCTGCAAGTGGATGGCCACGACAGGCACGGCATTCT